CATTCGTAATCACATAAAGAATTTCAAAACGGAGTATGGTGAGATTGTATTGTGTTGTGATAACCGCAAATACTGGCGTAAAGAGTTTTTTCCTTTCTATAAAGCAAATCGTAAAAAGAACCGTGATAAATCGGATTTGGATTGGCACTCAATTTTTGATATTCTAGGTAAACTAAAACAAGAACTCAAAGATAATTTTCCATATAAAGTATTGGATGTTGAAGGTGCTGAAGCCGATGATATTATTGGCACATTGGTACCAATCTATTCACCACACCAAAAGATTTTGATTTTATCAAGTGATGGTGATTTTCTCCAATTGCAACAATATGGTAGTAATGTAAAACAATACAATCCATCACAAAAGAAATTTGTGAAATCGGAAAACCCTAAATTGGAACTCAAGGAGAAGATTATTCGTGGAGATAAAGGTGATGGTATACCCAACATCTTTTCACCCTCTGATTGTTTTGTCCGTGACCTCCGTCAGAAACCAATCACACAGAAAACATTAGATAAGTACCTAGATGAACAAGTGGAGAAGTATAGTGAAACTGACCAAACCAACTTTGTTCGTAATCAATCCTTAATTGATTTGACTTTCATTCCCACAGAAATCAAAACAAAAATTATAAATACCTATGAAGAAACAAAACCTGCTAAAGGTAAGTTGTTAAATTATTTTATTGAACACAAGCTGAAAAACTTAATGGAAGTGATAGAGGAATTTTGATGAAAAGTATATATGAAATATTTGATGAATTTGAAATGGTTTCATCTAAAAAAGACAGAATGGCAGTAATTGAAAAAAATCTGTCAACTACATTGGTACAGGTACTTCAATTGGCTTTTCATCCAAATCATCAATGGTTAATAACTGAAATGCCTGATGATTATGAAGTGCCAACGGATGTTTTGCCTGGACTTTCTGGAACACAATTATCAGTTGAATTACGTAAATTATATTTGTTCCAAAAAGGACATCCTAATGCAGAAATACTCACTATAGAAAAACGAAAAGAATTGTTGTTACAGTTGTTAGAAAGACTGGAGCCCCGTGAAGCCGAAGTTGTGATTGGCATTTTAAGTAAAGATTTAGGTGTAAGGGGTCTAGATTATAAATTTGTAAAGGAAGCTTTTCCAGACCTATTACCTTAAATGCACGAAAAAGAGAGAATTGTCGTTATTTGCGGTGCTTTTGATCCACTATCTATTGAAGAATTAAATTATATTAAAAAATGTCACCATCGAGGCGACCACCTTATTGTCGGCGTCCATACTGATTGGTGGATGATGTGGACACTCGGAGGTTTTGTACAAACTTATGAAACACGCAGAGAAATTATTAAAAGCTTAAAATATGTTGATGAAGTATTTACATTCAATGATTCGGATGGCACAGTCTGCCAACTCCTCAAAATTATAAAGATTTGTTATCCTAATGCTGATATAACTTACATATCACAAGAGGATATGCATAATATGCCGGAAACTAAAATAAAAGGCATAACGTTTGAAACCATGAAATAGGAGATTGCAAGTGACCAAATTTGTAGGTAAGTTCCGTAAGAACCAAGACTATAATGATGATTACATTTACGCCAAAAACTTTTTACATAGTAAAAGGCGCAGAGGCGAACATTCTGAAGTAAAGAAACAAATGAAACATTGGGAAGATGAGGATTTTAAAGAACTCAAAATTTCACAAGGTAAGAAAGAGTAATATTACCTAAATTTTTAATTATTTTTAGTATAAGTAGGTATGCTGCCGTTTCAAATAAAGGTATTGGTATTAATGTTGTTTCCGTACAACATGTGTATTGACATTCACTTATTTCCGTAGTATAATGGTTCTTCTACATTGGAGAATTATTATGATTATTCACGGTTACATTCCAAAATCAAAAAAACGGAAAGTTTCAAAAGCAAAAAGACTTCAGCACGAAGAATGGCTACTGTCCATTAATTCGGTGTCTACCAATTTCAGTAAAACAAAATCCAAGAATATTTCCGCAACTGTTCCTTTGCCTAAGATTCCTGCAGGCCGAGAAACGCCTAGGTTTGCGTCCGTAAATACAGGTTTTATACCTTGCACAAAAAAACTTCCATTTTCGTATACCGGCAATAAAATGAAAGGTGTGGCTACGATGCACAAATCAAATGCTGTGCCGGTTTTCACGGATGCTGAAGCAAAAGAAATTTCCAGCATGCGGAGATGATGAAAAATGAATCCTAAAGGTTGGAGTGATGAAGATTGGGACGATTATGAAGAATTTTTGCAAAATTTGTCGGCTGAAGAACTTGAAATTGAGTTAAAATTGCTTAAAACGCTCGGAAAAGCAAAAAAAGACGGCAAATTTATTATTCCGAGCAATACTTTTTATGAAATGTGAGAAATTATGTTAACACAATGGGAAGAAACACAGATACATAGAGGAATTGATGAAATTATGCATAATTTGCGTCATATTCCAGCTGATGATGTTGCTCATTTTTTGGTAAAGTTCAATCCGAATCTTGCCGAAGAGCTTGTAGCTGCAATTGAGCAGCGAATTTTTGATAAAAACGAAGGAAAAAAATATGAATGACACTTCTTACTATATTTGGCTTGATGCCAAAGCAGATGATGATGAAATTCCTGCGTGGAAACGTTTAGATATCGTAACTCGCAAGTGGGCAACTCTTACAAATATGGAAAAAGACTTGAATGACTACCAAAAACGCAAAGAATATTACCAATAAAAGTTATTCTACCAAAATTGTTGATGCAAATGATGGTACAGGCGATGGCATTTTAATTCTTCCTGAAGAAGTTGTAGAATACAATCATTGGAAAGAAGGACAGGCCATTGAAATGGAATATAGAGAAGGAAAACTCTACCTAAAAGCCTTACCGGATCAGAGTGTTGTATAAAAACAACAGCATGAAAGTTACCGCTTGACGGTAGATGATTTTTGTGAGATAATACTATTATTAACTCGGAGAATCTATGGAACTAATTCAATCTAAATCGTTACTTGCCAAACTAATGGCAAATGAAAACTTGACTATTGAACAGCGTAATACTAACACGGCCGCATTTGATGTGAAGAACCGTGTATTGACCGTTCCCGTTCTCGATAAAAACATCTCAGGTTATCTCTATGACCTTTTTCTAGGTCACGAAGTAGGCCATGCACTATACACTCCCCTAGACGGCATGATGAAAGCACACGAAGAAAAGATACCAATGGGTATTATGAATGTGCTGGAAGATTCCCGTATTGAAAGAAAAATCAAAAACAAATATCCCGGCATTCGTTCCTCTTTTGTCCGTGGTTATCGTGAACTAATTGAAAAAGATTTCTTTGGCACAAACGGCACGGATCTCAATGATATGAATTTTATCGACCGTGTTAATCTTTACACAAAAGGCGGAGCCGCACAAGGCATTCGTTTTACTGATGTTGAGAAATTGTTAGTTCACCGTATTGAAAATACCGAATCATATGATGATGTCATCAAGCTTGCGTATGACGTTATGGATTATTTGAAAGAAGAAGCCGAACAACGCAAATTGCAAAATCCTGAACTTGAAGAAGCTGAATTTGAAGAAGATCCTGATGGTGAGTTTGAATCTGACGGTTACGAGGATTCTGATGATTATGATGATGACACCATGGAGAAATTTTCACAATCAAATTCTGAAGCCGATGAATCAATGGATGAAATTGAAGATGAATACAAAGATGAGAGAACTAGTCATGATGGCGGAGATTCTGGTCAAGAAGTTGATTCTTTGACCGACAAATCATATCGTCAAAACGAAAGTAAATTATTTGAATCAAGTAATAGACATTATTACTATGGCAACATTAATGATATCAATTTAAAACGTGCAGTTGTTTCATACAAACAGTTGTGGACAGAATACAAAAATGATTTGGGTAAATACAACATTTCTGGTATCGACACAACTGCTTTTATGAAAATTCGTAATGACGCCAAAAAAGTTGTTGGTTATTTGGCCAAAGAATTTGAATTGCGTAAAAATGCTGACCAGCAGAAACGTGCATCGATTTCTAAAACTGGTGAATTGAACATGAACAAAGTTTATGCGTATAAATTTACCGAAGATATTTTTAAACGTATGACAGTTTTACCTGAAGGTAAATCTCATGGTCTTGTTATGTTCCTCGATTGGTCTGGTTCTATGTCTGACCACATGGAGAACACGGTCAAGCAATTAATCAATCTAGTAATGTTCTGTAAGAAAGTAAATATCCCTTATGAAGTATATGCTTTCACATCCGAACATACTGACAAATATAGTGTTGATTTCAAAGTGGGTGATTTAGACTTACATGATTTTAAATTGATGAATTTGTTATCAAGCAAAATGTCGGCTTCTGAATTCACTTACGCTTGTTCTGCTTTAGTACATTGTGTTAATCCACGGTCTTGCCGTCCAGATTGGTTTCATCTTGGTGGTACACCACTCTATGAATCTGTGATTGCTGCTATGAAGATTATACCCGAGTTTCAAAAGAACTACAAGTTGCAAATTGTCAATACGGTATTTCTAACCGATGGTGAAGGCAATCCAGTAAGAAATGTTTTGTTCTCACATACACATACCGATGGCAAAGAAAAACAACTATCTGGTTATAATAATCCTGATTTAGATTTAGGTAACTCATATGGTAAAGAAAAGGTCTTAGTGATTCGTGATCCAATTACTAAACACGAAGAAAAGGTTTATCAACCATATGGTCCAGAATTAATGGCAGCCTACATTAAATTGTTAAAAGCAAGAACACAATGTAACGTGATTGGATTCTATGTATTGTCTGGTCGTGAGTTTGGCCGTGTTGCACACACATTCTATCCTAGAGCTAGTGACCACATGAAATTGAAAGCCGAGTTCCGTAAAGAGAAATATAAAATTATTACCAATGCTGGCTTTGATGAGTATTATTTACTCCGTTCAGAAGGCCTAGATACTGATGATGATGTAGAATTTCATGTTAAAGAAAATGCTACTACTCGTGGTCTGGTATCAGCATTCAGTAAATATGCCGGTAACAGGTTATCTAACCGTGTTGTATTAAATCGATTCATAGGAATGATTGCATAATGGAACTATCTAAATTTATGAATGGCGATAAGAAAGCCATTGTAGAAAGGTCGGAGTATAATTATACTATTGTCTATTACTTAAACGAAAAGATAATTAAAAAAGAAGTTACGGCCGATTACCAAAAGGCCGAAGGTTTGGCTGAAGATTATGTTTTGGCCGAAGATAAAAAGGGGCCAAGTTTTTTAGTGGAAAAATGGAACGATGTCTAATATGATTGCTGAAGATGAATTCGATCCTAAAAGAATTGCTGATGAAATGATTAAACGATGCCTTGATGCCAGAGAATGGATCATCAAGTGTTATGTGCAAGAAGAATGGTTTATTAATGGAGTTGTTCCATTTACCATTAGTATGAAAGATGGTGTATATACTTGCAAAGTAATTGCTTCCACGAAATTGGCAGCACTTAAAAAAGTGGAAGAATATATGCCTGTGATTAAATTTATTGAAGAAGATAATAATGAATGATAAACAAAAAGAAGCACTTCTAATCTTACAAGAAGAATGTGCTGAAGTGATTCAAGCGGCTTGTAAGATATCCCGTTTTGGTGTAGAATCTAGATGGCCGACCGAAGAATCAGGTACGACCTTGGAAGAATTACAAATGGAAATTGGCCAAACTTTGGCGATGATTGATATTCTAACCGAACAAGGTGTATTGAATACTGAAGCCATGAATGCGGCTAGAGAACACAAAAAGATAAAGCTCAAAACTTGGTCAAGTATTTTTAAATAATGGATCCGAAAGAGTTATTGAATTGGTTGAAAGGTTTGATTGTATGGACACCACAAGATAGCCAAGCACGCCAGCGCATACAAGAATTGATTGACCGCCTGAAACAACATTTAGGTCAAACATGAAAATATTAGTTACTGGTTCTAACGGATATATTGGTAGACACCTTTGCGCCATGCTAGAGGAAAAAAATTATGAAATTCATAAGTTAGACTACGATAACAAAGTGGATTCACACCAATACAATTATGATATTCGTGATGCCAAAGAATTACGATACGGTACTCTATCATTCCATACCTATGATGCTGTAATCCATTTGGCTGCCTTGGTTCGTGTAGGAGAATCAGTTCATTATCCAACATTGTATTATGATACCAATATCAATGGTACTCTTAACGTAATACAACAAATAAAATTTAAAAACTTTATCTTTGCCTCTACTGGTGCTGCGGCCGATCCAAAATCTCCGTATGGCCTATCTAAACGTGTGGCAGAAGATATCGTGGCCGAACAATGTAAACATTTCACAATATTCCGATTCTATAATGTGATTGGTACAGATGGCTTTCCCGCCACCAATCCTGACGGACTGTTTTTTAACCTTACTCAAGCGACCAAGACCGGTCAGTTCGATTTATATGGAAAAGATTACAACACAAAAGATGGTACCTGTGTGAGAGAGTATGTCCATGTAAATGATATTTGTAGGGCTCTAATCAAAGCAATTGATAAACCATCAAATCAAGTAGAGAATCTGGCCTATGGTGATACAAGAACGGTC